CAGTTCTCCTGGAAGAACTGAAACGTGTCGTCTATTACGTTGTTGACCTGTTCGTCATCAATGTTAACTTGCAACACTGGTTCACCAAGTTGCCTTTTGCAATATGTGATGAGTTCAGCTCTAGAACTTGGAGATGCCATTACACACAAAAATCCCTTCCTACCTATTTAGTAAGAAGGGATTTAGTATTTATTCAGCGGGAGTTTCTTCTGCTGGTGCTTCTGGTTCTCCCTCTAGAAGTCCAAGAGTCTCAAGACCTCCTTCTAGTTTGATTTTATATTCTTTTGCTTTACGCAAGTTCTCTTCAAGTTCTCCAATTTGCTTTACGGTAGTAGCAATTTGCTCCTCAAAGTTTTTCTTTAGTGCTGATGGGTCCATAGTAATCACAAAAATAATGTGTGTACTATTTATCTTATCTTACAAACATGTAGTTCATTCTTTTTCCTGGTCTTCTGCTGGCGTTATCAATAGGAGTTCCACAGCAAGTTCCAATAGTGGAAAGACTTCCAAAACCATATGTCTGCTGTGAACCATCTTTAGAATACCAACCCCATTGCATTGCTGGTGAATTGTGACCAGTTAAGCTTCCTGTTTGGTTTGTTCCAGAACAGTAAACACTACCTTCTCTCCCACAACACGAGAACATATGATTACCATCAAGTGTATCTTGACGGAGAACTCTACCAGAGGTATCACTACTAGTTGTAATGTTAGAAGCGTTTGTCATGATAAGGTTTGTTTGTGGATTTGTAGCATCACTACCAAGAGCATAAAATGTACCACCGCCATATGTAGCAATGTCACTGGTACTTTGATAGTCTTGGTATGTAGATGAAGTAGATCCGCCAGAGTTTGTAATGTTTGCTCCCTGAGTATTCCAAAGTCTATCTGGTTCTGCAGTAACGTTTTTATGGAACTGTGTAAACATTGGTGAATGAGACAATGTTGTAGATGACCCAGCACCAACACTAGACGAAACAGTATTGTCGTTGTTAAATGCAGATCCAGTGTATTCTTGCCTACTTACATTACTAACTCCATCTGTGCAAGCGTGCATCATCCATCTACCACCAAAAGATCCATCTCCAAGTGTTTTATTAACACGAATAATATCTCTTATGTTAAGACACTCGTAAAGATACCCATTTGGAGAAAGAGTATTTAATCCACTATTATTTGTATAAGTTACACCACCAGCAGCTTGCAATCCATAGTTGCTTGTAGTTGCTTGGTTAAAATCATATTTAATACCAAGTGTCCATCCACCACCTTGTGTTGTCATATCGCACCATACTTGGAATGGTGCTGCAGAAGTATTCTGTCCAGAAATTGCTGCTGGATTTAACCAGAGTGGACCTTCTAATGCCTGAATATCCGCAGCTGTTCCACCTGCCGCAGTAACATCAACTAGAATTGCAAGAGCACTTCCTGCTGCTTTTTGTGGAGAACTTCCATCTAGTGTACTAGATGTTGCCTTAATAGTATTCCATTCTGTTCCATCCCAGATAACAAGAAGTTTTTGATCTGTATCATAGATCATAAATCCAGCATCTGAAGAAGTTAAGTTTGTTGGATACTGATTCTCTCCAGCAAATCCAGCAAATTGAATACCTACAGTAGAACTAACTCTACCTACTTGTATTTGTCCCGTATTTAACTGACCCATGTTACTCCGCTTTGTGGGATGATATTACTCTGTAAGAGTATTTATCATTTCCTACAAGGGATGGCATAAAGTTCATGGATATACTAATTCTGTAATCCAATTCATTTCTCTGATATCCATGACTGAGATTTGATTGCCAAAGAAGAAGTTCACCTTCATTTGGATAAACTATAACATCAGAGTTATACTTTCCTGGGTTTGATGTATCTTGTTCTAATGTGATAGCTGGGCATGGTGAATGTGTTGAATTATCACTATGCCTAAACATCAATGGTGCATGACCATCTTTAAAATTCAAGTAGTATGTTCCTGAGATATAAGAATTTGTATGAAAGTGTGGATACTGATTTCCACCTTTATTGCATATATTCAACCAACTATCAGTCACTATCATTTTTTCTTGTAAAACATATCCAAGAGATCTTACAAATTTTGAGCACTGTTCTTCTAACCATTCTCTAAATGGTTCCAGACCATCTCTATGTAAAAAAGATTTGCCGCTTTGATTATCCAAATGAAAGAGTTTTTCTGACATGCCATTAGTTTCTAATGGTTTGTTATCCACCATTGGAATCACAATTTTCTTGAGAGACACATGGTCTTCATACATCTCTCTATATACCGCATTGGGAAAGATATCAAATAGTTCCATTATTTTTTTAATACAAATACAGCAATTCCATTCCACCATGAAGATGAATCTTCTAACTCATCTGTTAACAAGATTCTTTCATATAAAATTTTGAGATTATTTTTCTCAATAAAATCTTTAGAAGATTCTACCACGTCTTTGAAATTTGCATCATCAATAACTAACACAAACTCATCATCTGTATACTTTAGAATATGTTCTAAACATTGTGTTTGTGTCGCGGCATCATGCTCACCATCATAGAAAATAGTATTAACATTTTTGTTGAAATTAATTTCACTAGTTCCTCTGATATCACCTTCCATTACAACAATATCACTATTGTCTGTCCAGATATTCTTGACATTAGATATGAAGGTATCAAGAGATCCTTCATCTCCTTTCCATGGAATATCATCTCTGTAAGGTTTGATGTTTTTATCTTCCCAATGGTCTGATGCATAAGCTGTTACATCATTACCTTGAATAGCAGCACAGAATGTGCTTCCGTTATAAACACCAACTTCTAAGTATCTTGTATCTTCATACGAACAAAGATTATTCAAGAAATGTTTTACTGTGTCAGAAGATAGTCCTTCTATGTCATGATTATATTTTGACTCCTTCTTTGTAGCATTATCAATTGATGTGAGGCACTTATCAATCAGAGGATGAAGTTCTCTGTCTTGCTTTCTAATGTGTGCATCAACAACAGACTCACAGTAGTTACATTCCCAGCAATCAAACTTACATGTTTTAATTTTTTCTCTCCAGACATCAATAGGTTTATCTTGAATGTCTAGATTTTTCATGTATGGATCTAGTTGTGGAAACAGAATACTCTCGTTACTATTCCACTTATCAATGATATCCATACTTTCTTTAAGACGCATCATACTTTCACGTCCATGCATCTTGAATACATCAATCCCAAGATCAATAAACTCTTCCCAATCATCACGCCATGGGGGAAGATTTGCCATCTTCAATGAAGCAGAAGAATCTTCATACTCCCATGTAGAACAAGAAACTCTACTGATAGTATCATTAAAATATTGTGGTCCATTTCCAGACCTAGTGCAATTAAATTGATAATGCTCTGGCATGATAGGACAACCACCCCAGCATCCTTCATTTGCGAGTAAAGAAATCTTTACTGGTTTACCAATTGACTCACAATAATCTTTAGCATCTTTAATTCTTTTTAGAGCATCACGATCACGCATCAAATCTCTGTCTAGATTGACGTAATGAAATCCTGCTTTTGCTGCAGCAACAACTTCATTAGCTCGTGTCACTTCACGAAGAATTGTATTCTTGATAAACAACTCTGGAAATTCTTTTTGAATCTGACCAGTAGAAACCCATGTTGTATGAGGTAAGGTTACAATACGAATACCTTTATCATACAAGGGTTTAAAATTTTCAATCCAGATATCTAAATTTTTTTGATCTGGTCTTACCCACATATTATTAAATGTAGCAGACAAAGGAATACCAGACTGCTCAGAAATCCATAGAGCATTGATGGTAGTTCCTCTTACTGGATCATTCTCAAAAATATCACCCATCGCATCCTGACTAAAAGGAGGAATACGACAGGTGAAATACAAGTCATAAATTAAATGCTTATTTCTTTTTAAGAATGGAACAAATACATTCTTGGTAAAGTTTAAATCTCCTTTTGGATTAATCGGAAGACTGAAGATATCTTTCATTAATTTCATCAAGTAGTGGTACGTTCAAAGTTTTCTCAACACCATGGAATGTTGGGAGATCAATGTCAGGAGATTCTGCATATGCTTGGAATTGTTTTTCCGTTCTGCCTTGAATCTTATCAATGGAAACTTTAAGTAAACAAGAATACTGAGAAGCAACATCAAGAGTTGCAATCTGATCATCTTTCTTCATCATAGCAATGGAATCCATGTTTCCAATACCAATGCGTCCGTTTGCAACAATATCTAGAGCTGCCTGTTTTCCTAGTCTAGCAATCCAATACTTTCTTTCTTCTTCCTCATTCCATTCAGATGCTTCTTCTAATCTTTCTTGTGAATCTACGTGCTTCTGAATGTATTCAATAAACACATTGAGTTCATAATTTGATTGTGCTTTTCTTCTTGACCACATCTCCATATCTAGAGTTGCGTCATCAAACTCAATTTGTGCCTCTTCAATAACAAATGGATCACCAGTTGCCTTGGCATCATCCAAATCTTTCTGTGTTTTTTTAAGTCTTAATTTACCTTTTCTTTCATCAATAAGCATCTTCTCACGTTGATGAGATCTATTTTCAATCTCAAGCAACACTTGTTTTAGTTGTCTATCACCAGTAACGTGGGAACTTACAACATAATTTTCAATTTGATTTTTTGACATGCCAATAGCAACTTTCTTGGCATGTGCAAAGATTTCTTCGTTTGTAAGCATAATGAAATCAACTACTAATTAAAATCTAAATCCAGGGACTACTGCTTTTCTTGTTACACCGCCTTCGTTTGTCTCAGTTCTACCTTCATCAAACGCCTGCTGTTGAGGCATCGGAATACCCATGTAATCCTCGTATAATCTATTTAGTTGCCTTACAGTAGTGCAATTATTGAACTCTGTTTTCAACTTTATCATCTTAGTATAAAGATCTTTTACACTAGAATCATAGTACGATTTCTTTAGCTTGATGTTTTGAATATATGCTTCTGTCTTAATGCCTTTTGCTTCAGCAATTTCAGTGATGAAAGTATATCTTTCTGTGTTTAATTCATCAACAAAATATTCCCAACACTTTCTTTCAATGTCACTAACACTAGAATCAAGTGCTAGATATCTTTCGTTGTAAATATCTTCAATGATTACCTTAGCAGCAATTTTCATTGCTCTAAGAATTACATCATATCTCTTTTTAGTTACTGGAATTTCTACTTTAGAACCAACAGTAGTATATTTTTCGTATTCTCTTTCTTCAAAAGATTCGTTCTCTGTTAGATCAACAGCAGAAACTTTGATTGATTGTCTAACGTCACCAAAACTTCTAAATCCAAAAATAGCAACCTCTTTAGTTAGTTCAGTTGGATTGTTTAAACTACAGATACCACGGATATCCATATCTTCTAGACTGAATACATTCCAGTCCAAAATAGTGGCGATTGGTGTGTATGATACTAGACTTGCAATGTCTGGATTTTTACAGATAAAATACTTCATTTTTTATACTCCTGTGTATCCAGTTGCTAGTGTACCATATTCCATAGCAGCGCCAGAGGCGGTGCCACCAGGTCCCTGACGGTTTAGTGAACTCTGGAAACTAAATGTGTGGGTAGTGTATGTAAAATAACCGCCAGTATTATTCTGAGCACCATTATACATTCCGTTCATAAATCCATAATCAACACCAGTGTGGAAAGTTTCTTCTCCTGTAGTTCCTGGTTTACCAACAGATGCTTGGTTAGAACCTGTTTTAATATCTCTCCTCTGCATAGCAGCATTAGTCTGATAACCACCTGCAGTGTTCCAGTAAGAGAATCCGTTTCTACTGCTTAGAGTTTTATTTGTCCCGTCTGTTCCAGGTGCAGATCCCCAACCACTCCAACTTTCAGTTGCCCATTGGAATAGATATGCATTACCGCCTTGCTTGTACATACCATTTTCTTCACCATAACCACAAGCAGGATTGTTTCCACCAGAACCACCAGAACCTCCAACGGTTGCAACAGCATCTGTTACTAAATCAAATCTATCTGGACTGTCATTATTGTTTCCACAAACATATGCATACCTAAAGTCTCTCTTCATAATAGAAGTTCTGTTTCTACTGGTAGCCATTGTTGTACTAGCACCAGTATTTGACTCTGTTGCCATACTAAATGTAGAAACATAGTTACTGTCTGTATTCCAGTTATTACCAGTACAGTAAATATACGCTTTCATTGCAGTGTTTTGAGCACCAGCAGTGTAAGCATCTGATTGATCAATAAGATCTCCTAGGTTTGAGATTGAGAAAGTTGAGTGTTGGCAACGGTTTACGTTTCTCCAAGCATTACCACTTTGATATCCTGCTGCAGGATAACCTCTGGTAATTGCAAATCCCTCAGCAAAATCAACGATAATTTCCCAGTATGCATTCGTGCCATCAGATTTTAAAGTAGCACCAACGGTAGAACCTTCTCCACTTGCAATCTGCTCTGGCAGCGCAGCAAAAGGTTGCCCGTTCTGCAACAGTTGTCCACCAATATCAACGTTTCCGCCAAAAGTAATAGATCCATCACTGTTGATGGTTGCGTTAATGATCGCACCACCAGCAGTTGATTTTATTCTATCTACCCTAATCTCAGATGCCATGGGAGTTCTTTATTGACTATTTATCGTAAAATTTCAGGTAAGTAATCCATCATCTCAATTTCATCAGAAACAACATCAGTATTTCTAAATTGAGTGACATCTCTTAAACGCTGTCTTTCCTGTGCCAAAGCTTTCAACTTAGCAACTTCAGGTTTACTATCTTGCAAAGAAGCAAAATAAGCTTCTAGTGCTTTCAAGAATTCAATGTCAGTTTCTTCCAGTTTTTTATTTCTAATCTCTCTCCATACAGGAAGATTATTCTGGAGAACTTGAAGCTTGTTTGTTTCCAGGCATCTTTGCCTGTCTTGTGACATTTCCATGGTTATAGATTATGTGCGCCAGCGTAAGTTGTATAATTTTGATTAATTTCACTAACACTCAACTCTCTATTGTAGATTCTGTACTGAGAACAGTATCCTTTGAATTGCATGTTATCATTTCTATCATGACCATTAAATAACTGTCCAGTATTTGTTGGGTTAGTTGATGTAACGTTGGTTGGAATATTAGTTTTAGTCTGGATAACAGATCCATTCTTATACAACGTTGCTCTTCCTTGAGTTGTATTCCAAGTGAGTGCCCAATGGAACCATTGGTTCAATGGATAATAACTTTGGAAATTTGAAAATTGCAAATCATTACAGCAAGTAGAAGAGTTACCCCATCTTGCATAGTGAGCACTAGATCCACTCCAAGTTCCCCACCAGAACCAGTTGGCGTTATTGGTATAACTGTCACCGTCTGAATTATTAAACCAACCCAGACCACCAGTATAGTCTCCAACTGGACGAATCCACATTTCAATAGTTGCAACTTGCTTGTTCCAACCATTATTCATAGGAACATTAATTCCAGGACTGCTAGTTCTATTACTATTATTGTAAATACACTTCAACGAAGTAGAACTTTCTGTTTGGATAGTCCAATCAGAACTTCTATTCTGGATGTTAACATCACCCATAGTGCTACTGTGATCAGTAACAATATTTCCATTTACTCCGCCCTGTCTATTTGGATCTAACCAAAGAACAAGACCTTGAGTAACTCCGTCTAGATAAGATGTTTCTCCAACACCCAACCATTCAGATCCAGTCCAATATTCAATTTTTTGAAATCCGTCTTGGGAATTATAACCAACATTTCCTACAGCAGGATTTGATGGTCTTGTAGAAGATGTCCAAACTGGAATTACCAATTCACCTACAGTGATTTTATCAGCAACCTCTAGGTTATTACCAGTTGGAATGCTGATTGTGTTATTGTAGGCGGCAAGACCTAAAATGTCTTTTACTGTTAAACTACTCATTATACGATACTCCAGGAAGCTCCATCAGAAATAACAATTGTCCTGTTGTTATTTATAGTCACTGGTCCAGCGGTCACACAGTTAGTTGACTGTGGAATAGTGACATTTTCATCAATGGTATTTCTATTTGCTTTGAAGACGCCATATGTATCTAACCACTGTGCGTCACCGTTCGCTTCTAGTGTTCCAGAAACTTCAATGTTTCCTTCTACTTCTAATGCTTCCTCTGGATTCTTTGCACTCGTAAATCCAATACCAACTTTAGATGCTCTGTAAATATCATTTGTATTTGGAGCTTCAGTCCATCTAGAAGTAACAAACTCTTGGTTATCCTGGTAAAGAGTACCATTGAAATTAACGTCGCCTTGAATATTGAGTTTGTAATCTCTAACCGTATTGTTTGTAGGATCTGTACCAGAAGTTGCTGTTGTGTTAATAGAAACAGCATTCACGTCTCCTCTAATGCTAAATGCAGGAGTTCCGTTCCAAGACTGACCACCACCAGCAGTAGATGCTTGGATAGTGAACAGATTGTTTGCTACTAACTGGTTACCAACTCTGAAGTTTCTCTGGTTAGAAGAACCAAGGAAGTGAATTGGAGCACCACTGTTGTTAGAAGCATTGTCAATCGTTAGACCATCACGAATTCTTCCGTTGCCTGTAACGTCAAGAGCAAATGTTGGGTTATCATTATTAATACCAATTCTTCTGGAAGCAATAATGTCTCCAGTAACCTTGAAAGCAAGAATGGTTTCTGTGCCTTCAACGTAGAAAGCTTCACCATAAGCAGATCCTGGAGTTGCGCTATCAGAATGATTATATCTGATAGTACCTTGCTGAGTATAATTTCCAGATTGATGATCACTAAATCTAATTCTTGCACCAGTAGAAGGAGCATTGCTAGCAGTTTGGATCAAGAGTCCACTATCTGCCTTAAGATGCAGAGCAGCCTGTGGATTGGTGCCTACGTTAATACCAACTTCGTTAGCAGAAACATCAACAAATAGGACGCCAGAATCAACGTTCAGATCATTGGTTAACGTTGTAGTTCCAGTAATAGCAGCATTACCAGAAACTGTTAAGTTAGAACCAACACCAGTGATTGCTAGTGTACCAGTCATGGTATCACCAGTCTTCAGAACGTTGAGTGATGCAGCACCAGTTAGAGATGCTGTAATTGTTCCAGCAGAGAAGTTGCCAGAACTATCACGTTGAACACCATAGTTAGAAATGTTAGAGGGACTGAACTGAATATTACCAGTGTTCCAAATTCTCTGACCATTGATAGTAAATGAATCAGCATTTGCTACACTGGCATTTAAAGTACCAGAACCAGCGGTAGCATTACCACCACTTGCTTCTAGTTTTACAGTATAGTGATCATCTACGTTGTTTGCTGGTACAACTTGAGAAGATCTGAACAATAGTCCAGGGGTAGATGATTGACCATCAACTCTACCAACCTTGATGAGACCTTTACCACCATCATTTTCTAACTTAGCGACATCTACAGTGTTACCATCCTCTAGTGTGAAGTCATCAAATGGCAATCTATTGGTAGCAGTACCAGCGGTGATAGCACCAGTAAAGTTACCAGAAGTAAGTCTACCAATTAGAATGGTGAAATCGTTAAAGTTATCAGAAGTATCATCATTAACAGTAACCGAGTCAATAACAAAATCTGCAACTGCCTGAGCATTAGCATTATAGAGTTTGATTGGGTTACCAGGAGTATAAACGCCAGTTGGAGAAGTATCTAGAATTACTCCAGAGAAGTAAATTCTAAACTTAGGATCACCAAGGAATCCCTTAACTGTTACTTGATCTCTGAAATTAGTTGCACTAATAAATCTAGGAAGTCTATTATCAGATAATGTACCGTAGTTGATGTTAAGTGCATTTTGATACCAATCACCTTGTCTGTTATCAAGTCTGTCAGCATCAAGACCAGAATCAAGACCATCGTTCAGAGATGTCCAAACTTTTGCCCAAGAACCAAAGGATGTAACACCCGTGCCAGAACCACGGAGATACATGTTATCATTATCTGTGAATGCAAGCTGTCTTACACCACCAAACCCAGTATCAAAACCAGAACCACCCTGTCTAAAGGTGACGACCATGTTTCTTGTGCCACCATCATTCAATCCATTAGCACTATTGAAGATAGTGTTGGAGACAATACCTGAGGAGAAGAAGTTAGGTAGTGGGGAAGAAGATGGGTTGTTAGTACCAGTAATAAGTCTAAGTGTACTACCAGACTGGTTAGAAATACTGATGTTATATGTACCAGCAAGTCTATCTGGACTGAGAGTACCAGAACTTAGGTTAGTTGCATTAGTGTAGAATGTTCCTTGTGCGCCATCTAATAAGTCAGCGTCAAGTCCACTATCTGCACCAGTCTTAAGTTCAATAGAACCATTGCCTGCTGTACCAATATTAAACTGAGACTTCTTGAATCTAGAGACACCAATTGTTCCATAAAGGTCAGCAGAAATTGTTAGATCTGTTGCTCTCTGGACATCAATAGCAACGTTTGCATATTGTCTAAGAACTGTGGAAACTTTTGCTTCTAGAACAAGAGCTGAACCAGAACCAATTACACCAGGAGCGGTAACAACAGTAAAGTCTGCATTGTATCCTGTACCACCATCAGTGACAGTAATTTCGGTAACTGCGTTACCAGATACAACCATATTTACTTTTAATCCTGTACCAGTACCACCTAAAAGTTCTACGTCAAAATACTGACCATTTGTAAATCCTGATCCAGAATTTGAAATAATAACGTCATCAATAAATCCACCTTGTGTGAAGGTAGATTCAAATGTGACAGGAGAAGCACCACGCTCAAATTCAATAATCGTTCCTAGTGGAATTGTTTGTGTTACTGGATTATTGAGGGAAACAGTTGTAAGACCTGCCGAAGTGACAACACCATTAATGTTTGTGTTTGCAGCAACTCCGTTGACAGTTTGCTTAACTTCATGCCCGATAAGAACATCAGAGTTCGTTGTAAAGATCATCTGAGATGATCCGATAGAACATTGAGCAGCAAGAGGAGCGAAGTATCTAGTTTCAGCACCCTTGATGGATTGCATCGCTAGAGCAAAGTTTTGATCACCACGGAGGAAGGTGAAGGAGTTTGCAGCACCACCAGATGCAAGTCTATCAGTTTCAATAACACCAGACGTGATGTCAGATGCAGCAATCTGGTTAGAAGATAGGGATACCCAGTTGTTATTATCAAACGAAGATGTGTTTACAACTCTGTTGATGTTGACTGTATTTGCAGTAGGTGTTGTACTATCCTGGAAAGTATCTGTATCTTCAATCTTAATATTGTTGACGATATTACCATACACTCTGCTTTCAATTAGAGCACTACCTTGTGCTTGTGTTCCAGCACCAGGAGGAGCAGTAAATGTGACTGTAGGAGTAGTGGTGTATCCAACACCACCCTTATATCCGCCAAACGTTTCAATAGTTACAGTAACAACAGTGCCATTAGCAATTGTACATGTAGCAGATGCAGATACTGCACCAGGATCTGGATTACCTCCAGAGAATGAAATTGTTGGAGGAGTTACATATCCAGAACCACCATTGGTGATGTTAATTTGATAAACAACACCCTTTCTATATTCAGTTGCTTGAATACGACCAGTTGTTAAACTACCAGTGTAAATGTCACCAGTATTGATAGTAACATTAGGATCTGGTTGGAATCCAAGGAATAGACTGTCGTTATCTTGATTTAGAATGAATGATGTAGATGTATCCTGTTGGATTGCAATGTCACCAGCAAGTGCTCCCTCAATAGAAGTTCTTTCTGCTTGATCTGCAACAGTATAAACTTGGAAAGGTCTGAGTGCTGGAATTTGGTCAATAGAGATCTTACCAGAATCAGTAAGTTCAACCAGTGCTCTAGGAACAGCGTTCGTAGAATATGGTTTGTTGATGTAAGGTCCAAGGTTGTTGGTGATGTAATCTCTAACTGCTTTTTGAGTAGGTAGCTTAGAGTCACTAGAGTTAGCACCACCAAGTGTATTGGAAGCATCAAATCCAGTAACAACAACGTCACCACCTTTCAGTTTCAAGAATTCAACTTCAGAGATCGTAACCGTACCCGTGAAGGTGATAGCACCAGTTCTGTTTTCAATTCTAGCAAATGTACCAACTTTAAAGTCACCAAGTTCGTCAGTACCAGAAACATATACACGACCGTAGTTCTCAGATACTTGCTCATATGCTTCAATCTTAGTACCACCGTTCTCAGGTAGTGCAAGATAGTTAGTACCAGAACCTGCAAATTCCCAGGTGTGGGAAGAAGAGTTAACAATAGATGGTCTGTGTAGTTTAATAGTTTGACCAGCAAGAACACTTGTAGATACTGGGTTTCCTGTACTGATATCGGTTAGATCCATTCCACCGCCAGTACCATCGTCAAATGTTAACTGTGCAGAGAAAGGAGGACCAACAGTAACGCCAGCAACTACATCAATGAAGTATTCAATGTCAGTATTAGTATTTCTGTATCCGTCAATCTTACCAACATAGTGCTCTAGTGGTTCTCTTCCAAGACCACTGACTGTTAAAATAGTTCTACCAGTAGGTGTTGAAGAAACGTTACTAATTACACCTTGGTCAAAGGAATAACACTCTTCTCTATATCCTGTACCACGTAGAGCAAATTGACCGAAGTTGGTAGCAGAGTTAGTAATAGATGCATAACCACCAGATTCACAGAGAACACCATCAGCACAGAAGATAACGAAGACCGAAACCAACTGGGTGTAACCATCGTTGATAACCTTATAACCTGTACCACCAAAGGAGACGATCGTGAATGCCGCAGCAACCATGGATTTACCTTGGTTTGGGAATGATGCGGTTCCATCAATTTCAAGACCAGGGAAAGGACAGTTAGGTTGCTTAACTTTATTACCATCAATCAGAGCACCGCCACCACCTAAGAAGGAGATGACAGAAGCATTTTGTGTATATGGAGATGCTTCAATAATTGGGAACTCATCAAAGTCACCACGAATTGACACACGCTGATTGTTTGCATCGTAAATGAAGTTATCAGGGAATGTACGAATTTGAGAAGTATCAAATAGAGTTCCGTTATTTGTGTTTACAGATCCAGCTGGAATAGTTCCGTCTAGGATGTCCTCAAAGAGGTCCATCGCTGTAGTAATCGTAGACGCTACATTAGCACAGAGAGGTACAGTATTATAAAGTAAAATATTCCAGTTAGTAAATCTTGGAACATCAACTGTTGGAGTTACTGGATCATAAATTAGAATTGTTCCATTTGCTAAAGCACTTACAAATGTATGTGCAGAACCAGATGCGGCACCTGCGTTAGGAACAGTACAAGATACAGTAGTAATACCACCAGAAGATGATACATTAGTAATAGCGTAGTCCTGACCCCAGTTAGAATCAAATCTGAGAGGACTTGCATGGTTTCCAGTTACACTATTATATGTGCAGCTATATGTAATTGCTTCTTCTTTGAATGCAATTCTATCCGAAGTAGTAGGTGCTACAGGTGGATCTGGGAAACTTACGGTAAGAGCACCAGATGCAGCGTTGTAAGTAGATCCAGTTGGACTTACTTCATCAACATCTCCACCAGACCAGTTACGCATTGCATCCATGCAATACTGCTTCACTCTCTGGAAAGCAAAGACAGTTTCATCTCTCTGTGCCTCTGGAACACCTGTCAATACAGTTCCAGTGAAGTATGCATCAGCAACACCAACAATACCCTCGTTACCGCCAAATACCAGGTCTTTTACAAGACCGTTGATGACGATACGGATATCTCTGATACACTTTCTTTCGTTTGTATTAGAAAGTGTAAAAGTTGGATAGTTTGCAAAAGTATCTGCTAATGCTTGATGTGCAATAAGATCCTTGTTTCTAGCAATTAGATATGCAGCATCTAAGTATGTACCATTTTGGTTCTTGGAAATTACATCTACCCATAAGAAAGATAGAGTATCAATTGCTGCTTTAACATCAGCACAAGCAGGAGTTCCTGCTGTTGTTGTAATTACTGTATCGTCAAAATATCTTGTTACAGAAGAATAACGTGGGACATAGACATCATCAGATGGAGTTCCATCACCAATTCTCCAATTTCGCATTGCGAAAATGCAGAGCTCTCTAGCATACTCAATTGCACGAACGTTTTGAATAATTTCGTCTTTGATGTATGCAATATCACCACCAATGATATATTTCTCTGCTGCTTCAATGACGTTGTGGTTTGATCCAAACTCAAGGTCTCTTACCAGTGCATTAACGAAGTGAATAACGTCTTGACGACATTGCTCATCACCATTACTTCCTGAGTTTGTATTTGTTGGAGAACTATATGCAGGATATACTTTCTGTCCAGCATCACAACTTAATAGAATATCTGCAAGTTTAACAATACTATCTTCTTGAATATTTGCTACTGGAAGGCTCGTTGTGATAGTAGCAACACCAGTAATAGTATTGTCATAAACAAAGTTAGTGATGTTATAGATCGTACCACCACTACCTAGTTGTACAGTACCACCAGAAACATAAGTATGCTCGTCTTCTGTATTACCTAGGAAAATATCAAAAGAGTTTCCAGAAATATTGTATGCGGAATAATGATCTGTCTTGAATTGATCATTGATAATTCCTACAACTTCGTCAGCAATAAACTCTCTGTTGTTGCGTAAAAATACGCAAGCATCTTGGAATCTTCTTTCTACGGGTGTAGAGAGTGGGAATTTGTTTGGAGAGTTGAGTAAGGATAAAGTAACAACTTTACTAAAATTCTTTGCAACCGCAAATTGACCTGGGTCAAAATTAGCATCTGTGATGCCAGGCATCTTTTTAGGAATAACAAATCGTCTTGCACGACCATCAGCATCCTCTAGAACTTTGTAAATTCTTTGCTTACCGTTAAGAACAGATAAATCAGGACCACCTGTTGGTAGACCTTCAATTAAAATTTCTTGACCTTCTTTAAATTCGTGTGTATTAGTTCTACCAACTAGTGCGTTAGTGTAAAATACAATACCACCAAGATCTTCTGCATTACCAAACTGTTCAGATTGGAAACCACCAGTTGCAATACTTGGATCTCCCTGTAGAGAAAAGTCAAGTCTAGCAATAGGTAGAGTTGTGGTATACTCTTCATCTACTGATACAACCTCACCCTCAGCACGGATGGATTCAATTTTAGTAGTATCAAAAGATTCAGTAACAGCAGTAGCTTGATTTAGTACATAACCGCCACCAACACCGTCACCGTTCCAAGTAGATGCTCCTAAAATTGGGAAGAATGTTACCTTCCAGATGTTGTTAGCAGATTGTGTAGCATCAATAGAAGCAATCTCATAGAATCCAGTGAAAGGAAGACCAGAAGAAGGAGTTGCTTGTAGTTGTACAACAGTTCCTGGTGGAATATCAACTGTTGGATCTGTGGTAAATGTTAGAACATTTGGACCACTTTGTTCTGTAATTGTTTGTGTATATGCAGATCCTGGTGAAGCACTTGTAATATAATCAAATCTTTCACCCTCAACAAAAGAACCACTCTCTAGATCAACTTCAATTTTACCATTTACATATGCACTAGGTCCTGTAAGATCGTCAAAAGTTACTCTGGTAATCTTTGCTCTAGAACCAGTGTTAACACCCTTTACAATAAGACCACTTACTAATGTAGAAAGACCTGTATTGTTCTGGAAATTGACACTAAATTTTTGTGGTCCGAAAATTTGATGACCGATTGGGAATGAAGTACCAAAATCTCCATTAGCTTCTTGGTCAATAATAATTCTTTGCTTGTCGTCAAAGACCATAGCAAAGTCCCAAGTAGCAACTGGGTCACCATTGGAATCAATTTGGTCACGATATGTCACACCAGTGACGTAGTTCTTGTCACCAAATTTAAAGATGTGTTTGCCAGGATTGGCAGGTCTGATGATTACAAGACGAAGGTTATCACCAACAACAGATGCATCAGGTGGTAGGGAGATTGGGTTATCTTCTACATAATCACCACCAGAACAAATAATAGTTTCTTTAACACCAACAGTTGCCCATGCCAACTGTGCCGCTTTCTTAATAGTACGAACAGGGTTTACAGCAGAACGACCGTCGTTTAGGTCAGAACCAATTTGCTGAGAAACATAGATACGACCACCAACGTCATTCGTTGCTAGGTTGAGAACGTATTCTGTAGTTGCAACTTTGTCTGATCTATCACCTAGTAGAGGTGTGATAGAACGAGGAAATACACCAGCTTCTCCAGTGTCGTTATATCTGAATTCTGATGGATCGTTTACGCGGAAACCAATATGCTTAAACTGAACTTCTCCAGATAGTACAATACCATCTAGATGTTCTGGTGCCTCATCAGTACCACCAGTTTGACCAGTGTTCATTGCCTGATACATATTGGCACCGAAGTACCTATATGAATCTTTCTGTACAATAACACCAGGAGACCATAGGGTTCCTGTATTATTTGCGTAAGTTTTTAAGTTTGGTGCTCTGAAGTTAGCATCTGGAGTAACAAAGTTGTCAATATCCAGGTTTAGAATTCTCGCCGTATCAGAAATGATAGACGTGGATGTTCTAATAGCACCATTAATGTCAAGTTCAAAGTCAACAGAGTCAAGGAATGCTGTTGCTGTAGCACCTGCACCACCGCCACCAGAAATAGTAACAATTGGAGCAGTTGTATATCCACTACCAGGATTGTTAACAGCAATAGACGTTACTTTTCCATTAAAAGTAAAGGCAGACGCTAAAGCTTGGACACCATTAGGGTCATTAGGTGGTCCAATAGTAACATCAGGGTTTACAGTAAATCCAGAACCTGCTGTGTCAAGTTCAATGTTGTTAACTCTTTGCCCCGTTCGGTTAATACCAACTCTGGGTAATTGAGTTGCACTATCTAATTCAGTACGGAGAACTTCACGTTCATCCGCTCCTGTACCAATTCTGATAGATGCTTCATTATCACCGATGAGTTTAGGGTTAACGCCCCTAATTTTCTCTTTATCGGAATTAATATGAAAACTCATGGTGTTCCCGTGCCCTTGACTTTTTTCCTATTACATATTTAGCATCAAGTCCAGTCAATGCTTATAACTTCAGTAAATGCTACCCACTTAATAGTTGACGTTGTACCTGCTCTGGTTGTATCATAACTAAAACGATTCAAAGCACCAAGTGGTTGAACATCCCAGGTCTCACCCTGTGGAATGTCATCCTTGATTACAGTTTGAAAACTTGATAGTACATTTGTATTACCTGCACCATCACAGTACAATGCAGTTTCAAATTTTACTGCATAAACAGTTCCAACTGAATTGACTCCAATAATATTTCCAGTGATAAAACTCATAGTGCTATTAGCAATAGGAATTTGACCACCTGTACCATCTAGATCTAGAGTTGATGTATTTAAACCTCTAAGAATGTAAGACGATGCTGAACTATCAGTAAAATTACTGTTTTTAATTTCTAAAGTATTGATATCCTTTGCATTACGCAATTCATCAATAACTGTTGTTTTTTCTACAGAAAAACCACCTGCAGAATCAAATTTTTCTAAAGTTGTTGCCATGTTTGTTATCCCTTAGTGACGTTAGATACGATAGTTACGACCACATTATTACCAATTGGAACTGTGCTTCCGATTGTAAAGTTTAATCTGACAAAATTGGTTCCAGTAAGTTCAAAAGAAACATCAATAAGTTGATCACCTGTTCTGATATTTCCATACTCGGTATGGAAGACATCTACATTATTATCTATGATTCCAAACTCAAAGAATTCTCTAGAACCAGTTACACTATCTTCTGCGACAACAACTGTCTTCGCTCCGTTATTTGTTCCAACATCGTAAATATTAGAACCTCCATTATTTACAGTTCCTTTTGTTAAGGTAACTTTCTCTGTTAAAATTCTAACGTCAGCTAGTTCAAACTCTTTTAGATCGCCATCAAAAACTTTAACTCCAGTAAATGTACCTGTTCCAAAACCAGTATTGAAATATACATCACCCTGATCATCAAGTCTTAATACAGGGTCAACAGTAACACCAGCGGAAAGACCAAGATCAAAGTATTGCTTACTTGTATGTAAGAATGTTTTGGTTGTATCAGTATTGTCAAGTGTTGTTTCTGCACCATTAAATGTCATCAAGTTTGCAGTAATTTCAAACTCACCGCTTGTCTGAGATCTGATAGTATCTACAGAGAAGAAATCCATAGCAGTTGCAGTCAACTGTACAGTATTAGTTCCATCATTGTAGAAGTATAAAATATTCTCATTAGCGCCAGGAGTAGTTTCTGGAATAATGTAAGTGTTCTGATCAACGTCTTTAACACCACCAAGAGATCCCCAGTTATTGTTATCATCGTAACCTTCAAACTGACTAGAGGTTGTGTTGAATCTAATAGAACCAGCTTGTGGTGCTCCTCTTGTTAAATCTGTACCAACTGGAACAACAAAAGTAGAGTCAGCGTTACAAACAATTTTTTGTCCAGCATTTGGTTGCAGAATTAAATCTGAAATATCTGTAGAAATTGTATTGTTTGCAAGTCTTAGATCTTGATTGATGCTAACAGGAGTGTCTTGTGTAGGTCCAATTCTAATTTCTTCAATGTCTTCAAAAGTTAGAGGTGCAACACCAAGACCCCAGAAAGTGAGAACTGCAGAACCATTTGGTTGTGCTCCAGAAGTATGTGATGGTTCACTACCAGATGTACCTGTAGTACCTGCAGTTGTTACTTCATAAAGATTATTTTTGTATTTTAAATAATCACCAACAGAAACTGGCGCATTAGCAGTCCAGTCAAGATATGCTGGTGCGCTAGTATTACTAGAAGAAATATATTTGTTTGATCTGAATTCTAATCTAGTTGGAGTAAACTTAACAGTATTGATATTGTCATTGATAAACCAGAGGGTATTATCATTAGCACCAATAGTTTGCTCTGCTAAGATATATGTGTTTCCATCTAGATCTCGGACACCACCAAGAGAAGACCATGCACTAGCAGTAGAACTGTAACCTTCGTATTGATTAGAATCTGTATTAAATCTAATTTGACCACTAACAGCGGTGAGTGGTCTTTGTGCAGTATCACCAACAGGAACAGCAATTGCCGTTGTTGAATCAATAGTTACAACTTGGTTTACTGCTGGTTGGAATACAATTGAAGTATTTGCTTGTGATGTGACAGTATTATTGTTAATGAATAGAGTATCATTAATATTCAGTTGACCAAACGTTTTAATTTCACCTGATGTTGCCAAAGCACCAGTTGCGTTTGTAATGCTAAGAGGACCACATGTAGTATCACTATTCAAGTTAATACTAGTGCCTTGTAGTGTTAGTCCAGACTGTGATATAACTTGTGGTACTTCAATGCTGCTTGAAGCAAGAATTGTACTTAAAGTTAGTGAAGTAGCAGTGATAGAAGTAATACTTGCTGAAGTTGCATTGAAAACTTGAGCAGAAACTTCTCCATCAGCAACATTAAATGTTGCTTGGTCGGTTGATGTAATATCAGAAACTCTAATTTCAAATCCAGATCCAAATACTTTAGGGTTATTTGGATCCATGGTGATTACAGCTTCAGCACCATCTGGTCCACCTTCATTCTGATGACCAATTCCACCAATACCACAATAGTAGTAAAGACTTGGCGTATTTGATGTAACTAAGATATCTAAAACACCTTGATCTTTAGTAACACCGTCAGTATATTCTAAACCAGCAAATTGTAATGTAACAGCACCAGAAACATCTGGTAGTTCTGTTAGTGTAATCTGTGTTAAACTATCAACAGACTCAACTAAAGTATTTGATGCAACCTGTCCAACTCCTGCTGTAGCAGTTACAACCATGCCAACAACAATTCCTGTTGTATCTGCAACTGTAATAACTTTAGAGTTTACATCAAGAGTAGAAGAAATATTTTCTAAAAGACTTGGTGGATTGATACCATCTGGGAATGTACTTAATGAGAACTGGTGAGCACTATTAGATGCATCAGATAGATCAAACCTGTATGTAGATCCAACATACATCGTAATGTTTGGAGTCTTTTGAGATCCGTTACCATCTGCAAGATCAATATAGAATCTAGAGTCTGATGATCCAGCAACGTCTACTGTGTAAATTGGAGTTGTTGTTCCAACTTTGACCATGCTGTCGCCATCTGCAACAGTTGCACCACCAGTCAATACGGTAACACTAGAAATATTACCACCCGCAGTAATTCTCTCAACAATTTCTAAATCGTTGGAAAAGCTTACAGAGTCTGCAGTTAAAGAGAGGTCATGTGTTGGAGAACTACCACCAATTAAAGTACCAGCAACAGTAATTGCATCACTTTGTGTATATTCTCCACCAGGATTATTTACTTGAATTGTGAGAATATCACCCTGACTACTTCTTTCAATATCTAACGTTAGTCCAGTACCAGTTCCGCCAGTAACTGCTACTCCTGTATAAGTTCCTGCTTCATCACTGGTAAAGTTTAAATCAATAGTGTTACTTGCTAAAGCAGGTAGATCCATTACAACAGTTGTGCTATTTGTAATAGATGCAATTTTTGCTAGAGGATCAATATTTCCACTAGTAGATACTTCCTGAACAAAATCGCCAACACTAATTCCTGTTGTACTAGAGAGACCAGTAATAGTGGTATTGCCTGAGGTAGTAGTACCAGAAAGAGGTCCAGTGATTGTAGGCGTGATAGTTGGAGCAGTTACTGTGCTAACATTACTTACAGCACCGTCTCTAACTTTAATTGAATCTCCAATTCCTAAAACTGAATCCGCAATAGTTTGCGTAAATGTAATCTCCTGTACAGCTCTGGAAAGAACTGTAAAGATATTTGGTTGAGTTAAAAGTTCTGCCTGAATGGAAAGAATATCATCTACTGCATAACCATTTCCACCATCAGCAAGAGTTACGCTTTCAACAACACCAAGTGTATCAACACGATATTGGAAATCCGTAATTGGATCACCAAAAGGTGGAACAAAATTTACTACGATAGGACCAGGAGATATTGGTTGCGAGGATAATTGAATTGTAGTAGCGTCAAGAACGTCACCAACAGTTGTATTATCTGCAAGTACACCAGTACCAGAAACTTTTTCAATGGTATCTCCAATAGCAATTCCTGCTGTACTTGCAACAGTGATGTTATTAAGATCTTGAGATACAAAGTATACATTGATAGCACCAGAAACTGTTGCTCCAGTGTTCATTGTAATTTGTGTTCCACTATCAATACTTTGAATTACCGCAGTATTATCCAGAGCACCTACATCACCTCCACTGGTGAAGCAATACATTCCAACTTCTAAATCAGAAGTATCTGCAATAATTAAGACAGGATTTCCAGCAGTTGCAGTAGATGCTTGTGTTGCTGTTTGACCAGGAGCATAAGATGAAATATTTGTAACTGCTTTTGGCAGCTCTAGTACATCGGTAGCAACATATCCAGTACCATAAGCATCAAATGTTAGATCAGATACACGACCAGGATCTGTATTTACAGTAAACTGGAATCCACTACCACCACCGCCACCAACATCACTATCATTGATAGTAAGTACATCATTCAAGTTGTAGTCAATACCTTGTACTGTAACATCAACACTGTTTACTGTACCTGTGAATACTACATTATTGATAGTATATAAAAATCCACTATTACCACCAACATCAGATGATTTGACGTAAAGTGTATCTCCTGCTCTATATCCTGTCCCTTCATCAACAAAAGTTAGTGAAGTAATAGCACCACCAGAGATTGTTAAGTCTGCATATGCACTAGTACCAAAGTTTCCTTGAGCACCAGCATTGACGTTGATGTTACCACCAGCAGGACCCATGTTTGGGTGGTTAGCACAGTCATATCTAATTTGAACACCAGTAGGTGCTTCTGGTTTGATAATTAAATCAGCGAAAGATCCTGCTTGACCAGCATTTCCTCTTGTATTGAACACATATAGTTGAGAACTTAATGCGCCACCATCTGCTGCTTGGAAACCAATTCTATGCTCGCTTGTAGGATCTCCTGGGTTAGAACCCTGTAGAGAAGAGTCCGACATATCAAACACATACGTGTTTCCTGGGACAACGTTTAGTGTTGGTTGTGTAACACCATCAATTACATAAATTGCGTTTGGTTCTCCTGGTTGTCCAGCATTTGGGTTTGCAATTGATGTGACAACAAACGTCTGTACAGGTGTGTTATGTAATTGTACAAATGGATATGAATTATCTGTTCCGCCACTACCACCATTTGTAATATTACCAGAAATTGTTGCAGTACCAGTAATATTGAATGTTGCTTTTGCTCCAGAACCACTACCTCCCTGCAGTGGTACATCAACATAACTGCCAGGAACATATGCACTACCAGCATCTGTAATGTCACCATTTAGAGGATCAACAATAAACGTTGCCTGAGCTCCAGTACCAGTACCACCAACTAGAAGAATACTTGCATAGTTTCCAGGAACATATCTGGTTCCTGTATTCAACACAGTACCTTGGAATCCTGCAACATCAACAGTGACAGTTGCACTATCACCACTACCACCAATTAGAGGAATATCACTATATTGACCACCGTCATATCCACTACCATTACTGGTGATACTTAAACCACCTTGATTCAAAGATTGTTTTCTTACAATAAAGTCTTTGAATGATACAATATTTGATAATGATGCATCAAAGATTTTTTTGCTAGCAGAAACAAATCCGAATGTACCAAGACCAGCTTTAAAAATACCAAGAGTTGCATCAGATGTAAAAGCTAGTGACGGAGCATTTTTTGTTCCATCACCCAACCTAAGGTTACCAGTAGATAAATCTGTCCCACCAGAACTAATCTGGAAAAGATTGGCACCAATTTCATTAATTTTCAACCTCTGCTGTTCAAAGGTATCGCTTCTTGCTACATTAATTGCTGGCATTTTTGATTAACTCTCTTAGTAGGGACTTGAGTTCAGAGACTTCATTCTTCAATGTATTTATGTCTTCCAATGCGGAACTCAACTGTTTTGATTTGCGTCTCGCAACTATGGCAGAATCATCCAAATTGATGATAGCACCAGTGTTCTGGTCTCTTACGAGACCATCATGACCTTCAACTTTAATATAGTCCATACGCGGAAATTAGAATGCCGCTACAGCGCGAATATCTTGGATCTTAGGAGCAAATGCAGGATCAACACCACGCATTACAATTTTGATAGCAAAAGAAGAATATTCATCAATATCAGATACACTATACTTGAGATCTTGATATGAAGATTGTTTTTCAACAACACTAGAAATAGTATTTTCTGTAGTTGCTAACTCCAGTGTATCTGGTTGTCCATTGCCATTAAATAGTACCCAATCAATATCCTCAAAGTTTTCTTGGCTAGATGCTTTCTTAAACTTGTAAAGAACTTGGATATTTGAAATGTCTTTGACATTTGCCATCAGATGTACATCAATTGCAGTTGCTGGATTGCTGATAACAACTTCCTTAGTTACATACTTAGCAACTGCAGAACCATTCTTAGAGGTATCTTCAGCAACAAAGTCAATACCGTTTGTATATGTAACTTTACCTACCTCTAGGTAATTTGCTTCTTCATCTGGTTGATTTGGATACTTGATAAAGTCTCCTACGCGGAAGATGTCTGCAATCTGGTCACCCACAACAGCGTTTCTGTTGTATAGTGTACTATCAATGATTCTATCAGTGTAGTTATCATTGATTGGATTAATATCAACTCTAGCAGTCAATTCTTGAGTTTGACCATTCCAGATAACAGTCTTACCAGTAATAATATTGTCATAAGTCTCAAGAATAACAGATGGATTACGTGCTACAATAGTAGAACCATCATTAATAGATGTGAATACTTGCGTTGGATTAGAATCAACACTGACACTTGTCAATTGTGTTTGATTGCCTAAAGAAACAAGTTCTCCTTTTTGGAAGAATTGACTTGTCTTGACTCTTACATAAACAACGCTACCATTGACTCTAGCAATAGTTCCTGTTGTCTTAGATGTTTGACCCTCAATTGTTTGATTGGCTTGCAGATCAGTTCCAGCATTACCAGCAAGTTCAAACTGATATACAGGATAGAATTCAATAATTTGATCTCTTCTACCAAATCTATTTTCTTGTCCTTCAGCATTTTCCATTCTATTGCTAACTGTTTTAACAGATGCACTAGAAAGATCAATGATTGGAGAAAGATTACTAGATGTAGAAGATAGGTTCATCTTGTAAGTTAGAGATCTCTCAAGGTTATTAAGAGTCTCATTGATCTCAGAAGCAATCATCTTCTGGTTTGTGAAGTAATGTGGTTCATTTAAGAACGTTCTTTCATATTCTGCTTGTGAATATGAAGCATAATTTGTAGTTGATGAATCTACAGGAACTACATTTGTTGTCTTAACAGAAACATCTAATGTTGTGCCTGTAAATGATAGGTAATGGACTTGTGGATATAGAGTCTCAAATTTTCTGTTGTGACTTGCGTAAACAGAAGTTCCGCCACCAAGAGAGTTACCTGCAGCTTGAGATGGGGAAAGAATGTTATAAGTGTCAACACCAGAATTAGTAACTTGGAACAAGTTGCTATTAATAGTGGAGGCAGTAATGCCACCTGTCTCTAGAGCAGTTCTATAGAACACATAAGATTTACCACTATCCTCAAAACCATGATCTCTATGATTTACCTTAACAACTGCATTGTTGTTTTTGAATAGAGTAGATGTAGATGCAGAGTT